GAAAATTCAAAACCGATTAGTCTTGTTGAAAGTGAACTGCTTTTGACCTCGGCAACGTATTTCGTGCCGGATCTGCGTGCGACCCCGCCGTGGGGCATGACCGTAAAATTCTCCAGTGTCGAACACATGGAAAAATACTTGCTAAGATCAAAGCGGCCTTCTAATCGAGGTGAGCCCTCACCAGCGGTAAACGCACTAAAGGCATAACTCGCCTTCGCCATTACAACCTCGCATCAGTAAAGTAGGTGCTGGTAACCTCGGCAGGTGTGCCTTCTGTTGCATCAACAAACTGGGCAGCAGAAATCTTATGCTCATAAATATTAAACAGCTGCGCCTGTAGGCTGGTGGAATTAGCAAGCGGGTAGGCCAGCTCGCTGGACAACCTTGCAGCAAGTGCCTCAATCAATAGCGTGTCGTATTCATTGGCATCAAGAACCCGCGAGATATATTTAATCTTCATCGTGCCTTCATCTGACAAGATACTGCGACCCTCGACAACGTAGGTAACACCGCTGGCCTCTCCATCTACCTCGAGCACTCGCAAACAAAACGGCTCATTAGGCAGAGGGTAGCTGTAGGCATATTCGTAGCTGGGCGTAGCACCTTGAGCCAGCTCAAGCCGCCGGATCAGGCAGTTCCAAGGATGAGTACGAAACACAGCATCACGGATAATCGGGTAACGCTGGTTGCAAACTCGAGCCGCTTTACTGTCTTCAGTCAGCGAAAGAATATTAGACGCGCCAATATTGTTAAGCGCGGCATTACAGATATCAACATCACTTGCCATGAAAATTCTCCGAAAAGAAATGGGGAGCCGAAGCTCCCCACCCTTTTAGTCTACAACATAGAGCATCACGAGCTCGACTGTTCCAGTGCCATTTGCACCGGCAACCGAAACGGTGATGGGTATGCCGTTTTTGTCAGCGTCAATCACACTGAATTTGCCAAGCGCAGTCGTAGCTGCACAGGCCACAGTTGTGATTGATGTAGATGCTGCGGCTGCTTTGTACTCGTCCACATCAGCGGCGACCGCTGTGCCGGATGAGTTCGTGTAAGCCGCATGACCCACACTTGCTGTTGTTGAACTGCCTAGAGCATCATGCACTAGCTCGCCTGAGATAATGCGTGCGCCGTTTGGCAAGTTAAACATATGGATATCAGATTGTTCCGCTGAAGCCTCATAAAGGCCATAGGCGACTCGAACCCGACCAGCCAGTTCGTTAGGCTTGATCATGTCCTGAGGTGTGTTCTGATCCCATTTGGTTTTTTGGACTGAATATACTGTTCCCATTTTTCAATCCCTCCTTTAAGATTCAGTACAAAGAATAGAAACAACTTTGTCTTCTTCCATGCGGGTAGCACCAACAGTCTGGCTGTAGTACACCTGCGTAGAAAATGACTTGTCGCTTCTCTCTTCAATACGAGATTTAGCATCTTGACCAACAGCCAACAGAATGCCGTCTTGAGCCCAAGCGAAGCAAGTTCGCGTAGTGCTATCTAACGCCAAACGATTAGACATGTGGAAAGTAAAGCCAAGAAATGAATTTAACTCACCGCGAGCTAATGCTTTGACGGTGTTAAAATCGCTCGATTTTACTTCTGTCGTGTTCAACAAATCTTTGATCTGTTGAGGCGCGACAGCAATATGCCTTGGAATAGATGGATCGACACTTGCTAAATCCAACTGCTCTTTTGCAGAAAGTAATTTAGCAACTGTTAGTCCAGCTGAACCGTGAGCAATGATGTGGGCTGCAGCTAAATCAGTATCACTGCCTCCCGCTTTGCCGGTTTTCGCTGTTCCCGTTGCAGCTGCAATAATCTCATCATCGACAGCGCGGTTCATTGCGGCTGCAGCTGATTGAGCATATGCAGATGTTGGATCTATGATTGTTGCCACTTGATCAGCGTCATCGATCAAATCAGCAAATTCATAGGTGAACATGGTAACCTGCCTACGAGAATGCGGTACTTCAGTCAGTGGAGTATCGCTGTGGCGGGTCGTCCTTTTGACAGCCGCAACTGAAGAAACCTGATCAAAAAAGGCTTTTTCACCTACGACTGACTCATTGCGAACAGCATTTCTGAAAATACTGCCGCGCTGCTGACTCAGTAGCTGGACTGTTTGCCCAAACTGCTGAGAAAACGCAGTGGTAATTTGATTTGACATTGTCAAACCTCCTAAGTCATTTAAGTTTAAGGTTAATTCGGTTAGCTACCCAAACGGACTTACCTACGTTGTCGCAACGGTGAGCGGCTCTACTTTCGAGCAAGCAACAGGACGTTAAACGCTACCCTGATTAATCGCCTTCTGGATACTTCAACTGATAAAGGCGATTTCGTCTTTCTACATATTCGCGATGCTGGGAATGCATCGGGTCAAACAACGGACTATCAGCTCTTTCAAGCTCAAGCAGCTGATCTGTTATATCATCAGGTGATAGTCCACCTTGCGCCTGACCTATTCCCTCAAACGCATCCTCAGAAATTTTATCTCGGATAAACTCTCCAATTGATACCATCGTCTGTGCAAACACTGCGCTGTCACCAAGTCGGGTTCCATCGGCAAGCACTAATTCTGTCATGCCTTCCTGTCCAAATTCGGTCACAATTGAGTTGCCTAAAGACATGTTTTCGTCAAACTTGTTCCCGTATTCTTTTTTTAGAATACCAGCCTGTTCATTTTGCAAAGCAGCTACATCAGGCTCATTGGCGGCAGCCTGTGTACTTGCAAATTCATTGTACTTGTCAGCAAGCAACTGCGCTTGGTCATTGTTCAACCCAAGCTCGTGAGCTGTGTTCCTGTACCAGCCAACCAGATCTTCGTTGGAATTTTCAGGCAGCTCCATCTCGTAATTGTCTGGTGCTTCTGGTCGCCCGAGTTTCTCATAAACCTGCTCCCAATCCTCTGGGCTTGAATGCTGCGATGGTATTGCAATCTTGTCCCGCCCGATCATTGATTGGGCGTTAACAAAACTTTTCGCCAGATTTGGAACATCATTAATTGAAGTCAATGCCGAGTGATCCCGTAGATCTTCCGGCAGCATACTGCGCCAATCATTAGATGCATCCTCTACAGACGGGGCTACCGCTTGTGCGACCTCCGCTACCTGTTCATCTGCCATTGTCTTATTCTCCTTCTAGTTGTTTAGGCTCCTCGGTAATCAGTTGTAATAAATAAAGAACAACACTGCGCTGCCCTTCGCGGTAAGATGTTTCGTGCGGCTCGGTAGAAAAGTTTGGCGAATAAAAGCCGTAGTTTTTCTTTAGCTGCTCCAGCAAAATCTCGCCGGAGTCAGTGCTGAATAACTCCTTGGCTGCATCGATCAATCGCTCGCGCTGCGCAAGAAATTCTGCCTCATCTGTCATTTTTTCAAAAAACCCCAAAAACCGAAAAAAGCCTTTTTTTCGAGTTATCCACAACTTTCTTTTCTTTTAAAATCAATCACTTAATTTTTTGACACCCCAAAAATGGCTGTTTTCTGCCTGTTTTAGCCATTTTCCAAAAACCGGTGTGGTATAATGTAGGCAAGAACCCGAAAAGGGCAGCTCTTTTACATTGTAAATATAACCGTGTTGCCGTGGTCTAAATCACGAAAGGATAAGACTATGGAATACACAAAAAAGTTTGCCATCCGTTTGTATGTAGATGGCAAGAAAAAACCTATCAAACAGGTTGACAACCTCGAAACTGCCGAAGAATGGATCGACAAAGCCTTGGGCTTTGCACCAGACGGTACTGACTGTATGGCTCGCGACAGACTTACAAAGGTCAAAGGTCGATTGTCGGAACACGGCAAGGTTATCAACTTCTGGGTCAGCCTACCTGCTTTTTCTAATCGAAAATTCAAAGCAGTCGTTGCTCAAACAAAGGATCTCTGATGAGTATACAACTTGATAGATTAATAAAAAATGACCCTCGCTTTTATGATTACAGCGTGGAACACCCGAACGATGGCGTTTGGCTGTATATATCTGAAGGTTACATATGCCCAGACAGGGAATGTAAAGCCATTCACGAAAATACAGTTGCCGAAGTTTTGCGGCGTGCCAAGCATGTAATACCTGAAAAGGATCTGTACTAATGCAAAACAAATATTTTGACGTATATGTATGGGATCAATTATGGCCTCGTGTTGCTACTGGCAACAGAACTGTCGAGGCTCTAGTCGGTCACAAGTGGGTTCGGGTTCGTGAGGCTGCTACTATTCCGTATAACACACAGCGAAAAAGAATACGGCGCAGCATCTGGAACGCGATGAAACCAATCGAACGAGACAAACCCAAGTACTTAAAAAAGAAACGCCCCAAGCAGTAACTCGGGACGCTTCTAAGTAACAATTTTTAACACCCCACAGTAACACGGTTATAATTTTTTTCTATATTATTTTCCTACCTTTTTCATTGCCTTTTTGTGGGCGGCTGTAAAAGTCGAACCACTTTTCATTTCTTTGCGCATTAACGTCATGTGTTTTTTCGTATGATGCGCAGCATGTTTTTTCATTGTAGATTTCTGTTTAGTCGTCAAAACCTTTTTTGCCATTTTATCTAACCTAGGCCACCATCATTCTGTAAGACCTTCGCCATTGGCGCAGCTGCACCCATCGCCTCACTGATCTGTGAAACCTCTGCCATTTCCTGTTGCTGCTGCTGCTGCATCTGGGCGTTCTCACGATCCTCGGCAACCTGCCCTGCACCTTTGGTGATGGATGCAGGGATCGCCAGTGTTTTAAGTATATGACGGATCAATCCATCAAAATCAAAGTGATCGAAGATCCCTGCATTTATACTTGCCAACGGACTGAGCAGCTCGAACATCTGCATGATCGATTGAATGTCTGACTTGCGCTGCGCTTTGGCAATCGGCGATACATACTCGACATCGATATCACCGCCACTGAGCATCTCGGGCGGCTCGGCAAACAGGCCACGGCGCGATAAAATATTATAAACCCTGTTTGTCATGGGGTTCAGCAGCTCGGCTGTCAACCTGCCAAGCAGCGGGCTCAAAACCCGCATCTTTTCCTCTGTCAAGGCCAAGACCTCTGTCGCTGTTTTCTGTGCGCCCTGCGCCATCAGCAGCTGATCAACATAGAAGCAGCTGCGGATATGGTTGCGCCGCTGCTCTTCGATGTTCAGGCCAAGCGGGTTCTGCGCACCGATCTGCAAAGGCTCGATACGATCCCGTGTACCTGATCTGTAAAAGTTCAGGCCGGAAGGCTTGGTGCGAACGGGCAACATAAACCCATCGTCTGGAACCATCAGGGGTGGATCAACCTGCTTCTGCGCAGCCTTGATGGTCGTTTCCGACATGGCGTTCAGCATTTTGACATCAGGCAATGCCGTCATGGAAACGGATCTGCCGTAACTCAGCTCATGGCTTGCCTTGAACATCCGCGGGCATACATATGGAAACTCGTCATAGCCTGACTCACGCAAGATTGTCTTGCTGTCTGGATCGACATAACAGCTTTTGAAAGGCTTGTTGACTGCATCCTTCTTGCCGTACTGGATCATGCTGTCTTCACGAGGCATCACGGCATGCACAACCTCGACTTCCTTGTAGGGATCTTTCTCAAGCTCATTCTGCCGCTTTTCGCTCAGATTCTCCTTGCCAAATTTTTTAGCCATTGCACGCAACGGCATTTTGAAACGGCGAAAGACAGTGTCCACCCGCCCAAAATCGTCTTCGGAAAGGAAACACTCGGAAATATGTTTAGTAGTAAAACGTATATCACCTTCAACATCCTCAATCATCATTACAGCTGTGCCAAAGGTTACAAGATCATGGTACAGCTCATGGATCTGCTCGGCGAAGTTCGAACGTTGGTAAGCCTTGTACATGACATCGACCTGACCCTCGAGGTACTCTTTTGCCTCGTCATCAATGTTCAGATCATCCTCACGATACTGCAGGTCAAACCATTTGGAACTGGGATTGGTCAGCATGCCATGCAGACTAGCCGACAACAACTCGGCTGCATGGATCGCTGTCGCATCAAATATCTTTTCCATGCGCTTGTCACCAGCTGTGCGGCTGGTTGTAACGTCAGCTTTGCGCGGGATTATATAATCGCCGATTTCCTGCCAGTGATTTTCCCAAGTCTTGCGGTAGTTCTCAAGATGTCCCAGCTGCTTGAGCAACTCTATAGCTTGCTGGTCTGGCTCATCAATTAGCATTGTCTATTGTCCTAACAGCGTTTTCTTTGTGTTGCCAGCTGGCTCCTGACCCAGAACGGTTGCCGGTAAACGCTGACGGTTGACACCGCGCCGAACCCGTTTTTTCGTACCTGATTCTTTTGTGTCACCAATATTCACAACACTGGTTGGCCTTACAGCTGCCTTGGGCTGCACTGCCGGAGCTGATGGAATATCAGGTTTTGGACTGAAAATACTTCCCATCTCAATACTCCTTCGCTGAACCGAGCAAGGACATTGCCGAAGTCTCAGGCTCAACTGTCAGACCTGCTGCGGATGTCATCAACGTAGACGAACTGCCCTTACGCCGCTTTATTGTTGCCCGCAGCTTGTCCTCAACCTTGGTATCCGGCGCACTAATCGGCGCAGCCGGAGGCACAGGTGGAATAGGTGGCATAGGCGGCGCACTCATTTTCGGAGCTAGAAAACTCATGATACATTTACCTCAAATGGATTATACGAACTATCCGCAAACGATTGCGGAGGTGCAGAAATTTCTCTCATTTCACTAATAGCTGTTGCCATATACCGTGCCGCGTCAGCCGAGTGCGAACTGAAATCATGCACCGGCTTCTGCTTGAATACCCGACCACGCTCATCCCATGCCCTGTGATAATGCTTGAGATTACCCAGCAGCTTTTTGCATTTCACACGATCAAAAACACAGCGGGGCAACATCATGCGCACCGCATGTATGCCATCCTCTACCGGCATACGCGGAACGATGCGAAAACGAATACCCAAGTCATACGCCGCATCAATGCGCCTCTGTCCACCGTTAAACTCCATGACACTTATGTCATGCGGCGCATAATGCTCGCCAAAGTTGTAACCAGTTTCCTCCAGTAATCGCCGGTAGTGCGGCAAACCATGCTTGCGGTCTTCGATATGATCAATAACGCGGATTTCACCGCCGCGACCAATCTGAGCCAGAATAATCGAACAATAGTCATGAACACCTATATCCCAGTAAGTATTTACCAGCTGGTGCGGGTTATGCGGAACCTCGGTAATACGCCCCTCATCCTCCAGCTGCCCTATCTCCTTGCCATAGATCGAACCCGTTACCGATGAGCTCCAGCTGCACAGAAATTCCTGATTGTACTGCTCTTCCGTCATGGAACTGCGAGCAGCTGCCAGCTCTTCCTCATCCAGAATGTTCGTCTCATCTGCTTTGTACATGTGACGGTTCCAGCCCTTCGTTACAGCTGCCGCCTCCCACAGATCGTAAAAATAGTTCATGGTTCCATAGGGCGTTCCTATGAAAACACAAGATCCCTTTCTATCCGACAGAGCTGGTCGGATAACTTCTGGAAATAAATTCGCCGGACACTGGGCAACCTCATCTATCGCGCAGTGATCCAGATATATTCCGCGCAAACTCTGGAAGTTCTCTGCACCCAGCAGGGTTATCCTTGACCCGTTAGGCAGGTCACAACGCAATTCTGTCTCATGGTATTTCGTATTCGGTATTTTATCTGCAAACGTCTTCAAATAGTCCCAAGCTATGTTTTTCGACTGCTTGTAACTGGGCGATATGTACGCGCCGCGCCATTTTGGCTTGTCCGTCAGGATAGCAGCGCGCAATAAATGATTAATAACACAAACAGACTTACCAAAACGCCGGTGAATTGCAAAAACATTGAAACGATACTTATCCAGCATCTTGTGCAGCTCCAGCTGCAACGGCCTCGGCGTGTAAGGTATTTCAATTTCCTGTGATTTTTTTTTATTTTTCATCAACATTTCCAGCGGCGCAGTGCCAGTGCCTTTCTGGTCGGACGGCCTTTGCTGTCTTTCATTGAGCCTTTTACGCCGCTCATGCGAGCGCAAAACGACTTTTTGCGTGCGCCGCCTTCAGGTTGCGGTCGCTTCAGGTTGGAACCCGTTTTCGCGTTGTAATATTTGCGCCCTGCCTCAGTCAAACCACCTTTTTTGGATTTGTGTTTACTGAGCAGAGATACATTTTTTTTCGCAGAGACAGTCACAGAGCCTCACTCCTGCACCTATTACGTCCTAGACAACAGCACCCGTTTGCTTGGGGGGTGGGGGGGTCATTTTTTTAAAACCGCGGCTGTGACCGTAGGCATTAGGTTGTTAACCTGAAGGTCAATGTAATTAAATCAATTAGTTAGATGCGATTGCTCGCAAAATGTTCGCAAATAACTGTCACAATCAATTGCGATTTATTATTAATTCGATCCTTCGCGCCCGCGAGCTGTGCCAAACTATCACATCATCACCTGTTATTCAGCGAGCTCATCAGCTTCGATCATTGTGCCAACAGACTGAGGCAAAGTATTACCACCACCCCATCGAATAACAATCTCACCAGCTCCACCATCATGCTGATCTTCTCGCTTGTCTCTCAGTCCCAATGGTTGCAGCTGTCGTACCAGCTTGTCTTTGTAATCAGCCTCAAGCCTTCGCCGAGCAACTTCAGCCTGTGCCATTTTAGGATCAGGCGGTAACGGTGCAGTCACAAGATCTACGATCTGATCCCGCAGCAGTTCAGCTTGCAGAGCTCTTGCCTTTCGATATTCGTAATACGCATCGTCACTGTCCTGAACAAATCGCAACACAGTTCGATAGCTTGGCAAACTCGATGTCGTGGAGCAAATATGTGTCAGACTTTCGCCATCAACTAAACGCCGCAAGATTTCCTTAAATTGTGTTTTGTTTAGTCGGGGACGTTTTGCCATTAGCGTTTTTTCTTCTTTGGAAACCCAGCCTTCATTGAACGATAACTCTTAGCAGAAACAGTTGATTTAGATTTAGGTCTGGATGTTCCGGCTGCTCGCCGTTTGTTTATGTTTGCGTATAAACCCATTTTCTTAGCCATGTATCACCTCGAAGAAAGAGACACTCAGGAAAAATTGCGGGGGCAAAAACCTGAGTGTCTCAGTTAGTAGTAGTTTCACACAAGGGAGTTACCTTCGAGCCATAAAAACCCAAGGTAACTAATTGTTACCCTTTTTCGTCAACTTGGTAAACGTAAGAGTTTTGTACCAAACCTCAAGCATG